TCCGATCGTATAAAAAGAACCACAACGGTTAGTGTACGATCGTGGGTTGCAGAAGGCATAAAAAGCGTCAAACTAGGACAACCCGTTTTTAACATCTATGAAGATAAGCTGAAATATGAGACTCGTGTTGCAGATAAGGTTCACACTCCAAGAGCCTTTCACATTGGTGAGTTTCCCATGCGAGTGATAGAGCGCGCCATTTTGGGTTGCGATGTCGGGAGATTTAGCACGAGAAAGAAACCTTCTTGCGCCGCTTATTGTTGCGTGGGCCTCGACGCTCTTGCGGATTTTGACACGATTGTCACGTCCCTTCGGAAATTTCCGATGGGTTTTGACTTTGACTTTAAGAAATTTGACAAAACTCTCGCTGCCGAACTCATTCGCTGTTACAAAGATGCACTGTGTACTAACATAATACGAGAAAGCATTAAGAGGAACAACAACCGCAAACCTCTAGTTACAGCGATTGACACGGTGGTGGAACAAACCATTAACTCCATGCATGAAATTAATGGAACTTGGTATCAAACACATCACGGAATGCCTAGTGGGAGCGTGCTCACTGCTGTGTGGAACAGCCACGCGAATTACATTCTTTTTGCGACTGCGTACATCGACATTGCTGCACAGCACGACCTTGTCAAAACGCTTCAAGATTTCGATAACGATGTCGTTATATTCGTTTACGGAGACGATGTAGTTATGACAATGAACCCGTCGATCTACGAGTGGTACACGTTCGCCGCTATCAAATCCTATATAGAGCGATTCGGCATGCGTGTCACGTCATCAGCCAAAGATGAAACAGACGTTCAATTAAAACCTGTTCACCAACTTAGCTTCCTCAGTCGCACGTTCGTTAATTTTGAAGGTCGGTGGTACGGGCGTCTCAAAAGAGAAAGCTTAATCAATCGGATTATTTATTGTAATCCTTCCACATTTTCTGTGCCTCAGATGCTATCGTTGTGCAGAGACACTCTCATAGAATTTGCTTTGTACGGCAAGCAAGAGTTTTCTGATTTCCGAAACGCGTTAGTGCCCGTTTATGAAGACCATTATGGTGAAGGAGGTCTTCTTCCTTCATGGGATCAGTGCGCCATCATCCTTTATCAGGTTGTAACTGGCGCACCCGGGTGTCTAAAGTTTCTAGATCAATCTAGATACCTGACCGAGCACCGAGCATTGTCTCAATTACCGTGCTCAGAAACTATGTCTCATCAGTACGAAAAGTTGTATGCCATGATTATTCATCGTGCGGGCGGCTTGTGGATCCTTCCCAAGTTCAAAAGCTACGATGATTGCATACAGCGTCTCCCCTCGCGCGATTTCCATTTCGCCAAGTCGCTACAGATTGGCAAGTGCGGTAACGTTAATGTAGACGTCACCGCTCCCGATCTGACTTCTCTGCGTAACAAAGCTCTCCTTCAAATCGGTGTCGCCGTTTTAACTTCTGACCAAATGGAGCGCTTCGCATGTGAATTGAAGTTTGTGGCTCAAGCCGATGCTCCTGCGCAACCCCAAACTGCGGGCGTCGCCGGAGAAGCCATAACTGAAACTGGCATGCCCGTCCCTGTACAAACGGTCGCCACTCCGCCTCTTGATTCGTTTCCAGTTGTTACAGCCCAAACAGCGGGCATTTCTACGTTTGAGGCAGCCGAACAACCCCTTGAAATTGACTGCCCAGCTGCGAGTGGTCGAGATTACACCATCGTTGACTACATCAAGGGCACGTACAGATATTGGCAAACCGCATCATTCAAGTCTAGTGACAAGTCTGGTACCGAATTTGCTCGTATCTCTCTCGACCCGTCCACTCGCGATTCCTGGGAGAAATGGTGGGCCGAAGCGCACATGTTTGCTTTGCCCGGAGCTGAAATTAGAGTAGATGTGCATGGTAGTGCTGATTTGCAAGGCGGATTCATGATTGCCTGGGTTCCCGACATCAGCCGCACGTCTTACACTCGTGCGGAACTAGAGTCCTATGCGCAATTCCAAATCATCACTCTCGATCGGAATAGTGTCAACGTTACTCTCCGCGACATCAGGATTTCTGAACGTTACCGAGACTTGACTGTCCCTTCTCAGAAGTGGCCTGGACTTGTGTTCATGGTTACTACTGAGCTAGGAAACAAATACGGAGCCGAAGATTTTTCAGTTAGCATTGACATGTTTAGTAGAATGGCGTCGGGAGCGTACTACTTTGCTCCCCGACCACGCGTTGAAGCGCCTCCGCCCGATCCCACTCCAGAAATTAGGACATCTGAAGGATTCCTGTCGCTTTGCGTCACTAGGAACTATTCCATGGTTCCTGAGGTAGTCGGAGAGCCATATGAAGCCCCTTGGCCTGCATGGCTGACTCCCACACACAGCAATTACAACATCCTCCCCGAAAACATCGTCAGGGTGTGGAACGGCCGCCGTTTTGAAGTCGACGTCATAGCCAATACTGGGCACGTCGCGTATAGAACTGAACTCAACCTACGCCGTACCATGTTTTTGGCTTTTGGTCGCGTTGAACTTGCCAACCTCGACAAATATATGGACGAATGGACTTCTGTAGCCCATACGGAAATCATGAACTACGAGCAATTTCCCGATTTCGCTCTAGATCAGTACTTCCACGGTAAATTCTTGGAAGCTAGAGGAGACGATCCCAATGTGCCTGCCGTCAATACGAGTTTTCCACCAGATCGCGGTTTCAGGAAGGAGGTGACATTTAAGTGTCACAAAGCGATCGTGTGTAGGTTCGGTGGCATCATCGCGCAATACGAAATGTATATAGATGGTCTCCACTGGAAAAGCCCTACTGTTGTTGATGATTGGTATGAGCACTGCCAGTGGTGGGCCGCCGATCCGTGTCGTGCTACTGGCAGAATATATCCGCGAATTGAAAAAACTACCGGTAAGGACAGTATCACACTAGATGTGTTTTCCAACGTACCATCTGGTATTGTGAAGAAAGGCCATTTCGAGCTTTCTAATCCTCCCTCCGGGCAAAATCCAAAGACAAAAATAGCGAATGGAGCCACTATTGCTCCCATGGCCAACATACCCATAGTATTGGGCGCCACGCGCAACGTTGAGTATGGTAATCTTCCTCCGTCCACGAAGTGGCTTCAGTTTGGTTTTCCTACAGCTCGCGTTTTCAATCCAGCTATGAAAGGAGTATATTTCCCTAGCAATTTGAAAGGGAACGCGTTCTCTCAATTCTCCGCTACCGACTCTTTCCTCAAATTTACTCTATCTCAAGATAGATGGATCTTAGGTGAGATAGGCGGCGACGGAACTTCTTTCTTCATCACGCTCGACTCGGCGATCGAGTACGCCGCATTTGACATCAACACGTCTAAACTGAGCATCAATTCCGTCGCTTTTCTCGGCGATCCGCGCGATTTGCGCGTGTTCTCTACTTCCAATTGGGAATCCGTAGCCGTTTCGCTCCCCGGGAAACAAGTGACTAGTAGATTCAAGTGGCTCAATATGGTAGCTCAAGCCACTTTTGCAGTTGGAGCGATCACAGCCGGAATTGGGGGCGCCGCTAAAGGCGTAGCTGGAGCGTTTCAAGCTAAAGCAGAGCGCGAGTTTAAGGAGAAACAAGCGCAACTCGACCGCGATCAAGCCAACAAACTTAATAAGCGTGACAACTTAGCGCGTTTCAGCACAACTATAGCTGGCGCAGCTGCGGTCGGACACCAAACTCGCAAAAACCAGCAAAATGCTCAAAAATTGCGTCAACAAGACCATCTTTTTCTCGCCGGATACGACCAGAGGAATTCTCAATTTATCCAAGCTCCTCCGCAGTCTACCGCTCCTGCCAAATCGTCTCCAGGCGCTAAGGCTCTTCCCAAACAAGCTTCTAGACTTGTCTCTCGAGCCAGAACAAACTATGGCTCCTCGGTTGCTCGGGCCGCTGCTCCTGCTCCGAGCAAGAACAAACAGCCAATTAATTTCGGTCAAACCAAGCGTTCCAACGCAAATACCAACTCTCCGCCGGTATCCGCAGTTAATCTGCAGTATGCCCGCTGATTTTTTCTG